AAACCTCGCAAGAGCTACGAGCTTCGCCCGTTTCTCATCGGTGACCTTCTGCCCGGTGAGTGCGATGGAGAGGTTCCTGCAATGCTCATCGGTGCGTTTGTAGTTGCGCAACGCTGCAGCGATCTTCGACCGGTGCTCGTCAGTTAGCCTGCCAACAGCAAACCCCTCGCCGCCATCAGTCAAGTTGCACAAAGTACCAGATCCGTTACTCCGCCGGCCATACGAGGCGATCAACCCACGCTCGATGTGAAACGCTACGGACTCATCGACTACATTGATGATTGTGATCTGAGGTTCAAGACCGGCGTCCTTGATCTGCTTCAGCTTTCCAGTGAAGATCCGGTTCGATGGGTCGGCACCGTAACGCCAGTGTTTCCACGCTCGATTGCCATGGCCTTTGCCAACGTAGATAGGTTGCATATCCATACCGGGCCGCGGGTCACGATAGATGTACACGTAGTAACTATTCATCAGTATCTTCCGCCTGGCGAAGTCGCAATAGATCTTCGTCTGTCAGGTTTAACATCTGTAGTATCTTGAGAAAAACTTCCCGTCGGCCCTCGGCCACTGCCGTCGCGTGCGTATCGACTCGGCCATCCTTCGCCACGACGACACATGATCGGTCGGCCCGGCAGAAGTCGCGCAAGTCCTCGAGTGCTAGTCGGCCAGCTTTCTTGTTGCCTTCAAGGAGTTTGCGGTACGCATTGCGTAAATTGAATAGCCGAAGGTAGATGCTCATGTTGCGGATTATGCAACCACATAGCGAAATCCGCAACTACTCCGGCCCGCTCTGCTTCCGCTTCCGCTCCTGCTCCTGCTCCTGCTTGATACAGTTCGGGCAGCCATCTTCGGCCATCCATACCGGAGAGATGAACGTCTGCCAGCTTTCGCGACCAGGCTCACGGCGACGACATTTCTCGCACTCGGGCAAGGTAGTCCCGAGACAGCGCGCGATGTCGAAGCTCAGTGTCATGCCGGCACCACGCCCGGAGCAGCCTGCCCTTCCGCCGTGCCCGCAATCGCACTGGCGCTCGCCAAGTCCTTGGCCGCCGATGCCGCCACCGGTGCCGCCTGCAGGATCTGTTGTGCCTGTGCCTGTGCTGCCAGTTCTTCGTTGATCGCCGCAATCTCTTCGTCGGAGTAAATCGCTTTCGCCGGGAAGCCATTCACGTCGAGCAGGATCTTTGTCGCCTCGTCCATGTTGATGCGCTTGAACGCCTTCTCGGGCCCGATCACCTGCGCCATTGGAGCAAGCTGCTCAAAGGCACGCAGGATCGCAACGCCTTCGCCGGAGCGACGGGCCAGCGCCAGCGGGTTCTGGAACTCGATGGCGTAGATGCCGCCGCGCTCGAGCAGTTCGTCAGGCATGGGCGGCAACTGACCGGCAGCAGCGAGGATGTCGATCTCGCGCTCGACCATGGGCGACAAGAACTCGCTCTCGATGCGCGCGGCAGGAGGTGCCAGCAGCGCGCCCTTCTCCTGCGCCCGGATCAGCGCCTCTGTCGCGGTCATGTTCGGCGACTCGACCAGGATGGCGAACAGCGTGTTCCACAGCGCTTCCTTCACGACCATGCGCTTCTGGTCACGCATCTCGATGCCGATCTCGACGCGCTGGCCGAACTGCATCGGCTGCACCATCTGACGGCCATTGTCATCGACGCCGCCGTAGTTGATCGCGGCCGGTGTCAGCCTGATCGCATCGAGGATGCCGTCCTTGTGTGCGAGTAGCGGAGGCAGCGTCGCCAGCTGTGCCGCTTGGATCGTCGTGCGCTCCATCTCGTTCAGCATCTTGATGTCTGGCAGCACGGTCATGGCTGGTGAGCGGCCGTAAATCTCGTTCGATGTCACCGAGTAGCGCCCGACCGCGATCGGGAACGTGCGATAGCCGCCCTCGCTGATGATGTCGCGGAAGTCGGCAGCGATCACGTAGGACGAGAACTGCATGCCCTTGTAGTCCATGCGCCACGGCTTCAGGTCTTCGTTCGGCTTGTAGCAGCGGATGAACTTGAACTCGGTCTCGGGCTTGTTCTCGGCCGCGTTCTTGATCGGCGATGGCAGCTTCTCGAGGCCGAACTCTCGCGCAGCCTGGCGCGCCGTCATGTAGTGCTCACGATGCACCTTGTCGATCGCGCCGAACTCGTTCTCGGCCATGAACAGCTGCTCGATGCCGATCGAGTCGTAGTAGAGGCCACGGCCCAAGCGATCGCCGATGAACAGCGCCATGGTGCCGGCCCAGCCGAGGTCGTAGTAACACTCGGACGACTGCGGTGCGAAGTTGGCGGCATAGCGAGCAGCGAACAGGCGACGATTGACCTCGTCGAGATAGCGCTGCACGCCCTTGTTCTCTTTCAGTTCCTCATCGACTGCGCGCAGGCCATGCCATGTCTGGTTGGATGGCGAGACCAGCGACTGCACAGCAGCTGCAAAGCGGTCGAGTGCCAGCCCTGGCGTCGAGTCGAACACCTTCTCGGTCCGCTTCTCGCCCTTCTGTGTGTCGCCGGACTTGTTGCGTTGCAGCTCGTTCTTGCGCGGAATAACCCGCTCGGCCACTTCACGCCGATGATCGTCGAACGTATGGCGCTGAGAGACCATGCGGCCATGTTCGGAAAGTATCTGATCGGCGCGTGAGTCGGCCATGGTGTTCCCCTTATGAGCCGAGAATGGACTTGCCGGACTGCGTCACGGATGTGACCTCGGCCTTGTCCAGTCCGATGATGTCGGACGCAGCGCGCGTCTTTTTCTTGTAGTCCTGCACCGGGTTGAGCGAACTCGGGTTCGACATTGCGATCGGGCCCGTGCTGGACAGCGGGTTAAGCGACTTCTTGACGTTGTTCGTGAATAGCCCGCCCATGGTGCGCCCTTACGATCCGAGCAGCTGCTTGGTGGCGACAGCGCCGGACGTGCCAGCGCCGGTAGCGCTCGACGATGTCAGGTCGGAGGCAGCACGGCCACGACGACGCTGCGCGATGTCAGCAGTCTGACGATCGACGGTCGCCTGATTGACGATAGGCGTCTCTGGCGCGGCTTGGACTTCTGGTGCTTTGGGCTTTGAGAATAGACCGGACATGTTTCACCCCAGTATTGAGTTGGAGACTTCAGCTTGCCGCGGCATCTCCGCGGTATCGCGCACAGGATACGCGAAAGTCAGCGCCAGTGAATCAGCCCTGTCTGGCGATTTGATGCCACGGCCCTTGGCTTTCTCCTTCGATTCCATCAAGAGCTCACCGCCTCGGAACTCGTATTGCAGCGCCGTGAGGTCAGTCGAGAGCTCGCCATCGTTGGGCAGCGACACGCCAGCCTTTATCCAGTCGCGCATCTGGCGCCACATCCTAGCCCGCAGGTTGTAGTTCTGCCCGTCAGACATGCGCAGCGATGAATTCACGTCCTGCACGATGCGGCCGAAGTCGCGACGCAGCATGTCAGCGACGCCGGAGCCGATGCCGATGGTATCGACAGCGATCTGTGCCGGCTTGACGCGCCAGGCGAGAATGGCGTCCTTGACGCGGCCGGTCACATCGACCACGTCGCACTGCCCGAACACGATCTGCGGATAGACCACACGGCCCTGCCGGAACGTGATGCAGGACTTGTCATCGCCGAAGCGAGCCACATCGACGCCGACGAGCAACGGGCCCTCGGGTCGAACGTCAGCCGGGCCCTTGCGCATGCCGGCCGTGACGTACTGGCCTTCGATCCAGGCGTTCGTGACGGACGCCGTGTAGTCGCGATCGATCTCCTGCGCGATGATCACCGGGTCGAGCGTAGCGCACTGGTGCTCGTACCACGCCTGATCCTTGCGTGGGTCGGACTTCCAGTCGAACACAAACACCGGGATGCGGCCACCATGGCGCTTGCGGTAGAACGCATTGCCAGCGCCGTTCGGAGTGCTTACATCGATCTTGCAGTTGGATGTCTGAGACAGCGCCGCATCAATCGCGTCGGCATGGTCGTAGAAGGCGCTCTCGTCCTTGAAATAGATCGAGGTGCGATTGCCGCGGCCGATGTTGTCGCCGCTCTCGCCAACGATGGCCGAGCCATTCTCTGCGTTGATGATGCGCATGTATGGCGCGTGCGCGCGCTCGTTGTAGCCTCGAGGCCGGAACTCTACCGGCAGTGACATGATGATGGCGCGGACTTTCCAGAACAGGCTCTTGGGATCGCCGATCTTATCGACGTACTCTTCCTTGCGTGAGCCGAAGCCAACGACCGTGCCTGGTCGGAACGTCCACATCCACACCGCGAAGGCGCAGCAGAGCCACGAGACGCCCATGTCGCGGGACTTCTCAGCCAGTCCATCCTCACGTCCCAGCCATCTAGCTTTGAGCCATTCGATGAACTCGGCCTGTCGCTCGAACAGCATGAACGGCACATAGCTGTCGATGCCACGCTCGGCTAGGCGCGGATCGAACGTGGTCATCCAGTCGGTGATGAAATTCACCGGGTTCTCGGCGTAGAAGGCTTTGACGCCGGGCAGCAGCGCTGGATCAGCACGCAGACGCTTCAGGCGCTCGATGCGCGCCGTCCAGGTCGGGCCATAGACTGGATGCTTGAAATCAAAGCCGGCAGGAACCGTCACGGCATCCGCCACAACACGACAACGGCCGAGAGCACCAGCGACCACATGGCGAAGTTGATGCCGAGCAGGCTCCAGAGCAGGAACGCATCATGCTCAGTGCGTGACCAAGGCCTGCGTGGCGCACGCCTGGCGCGCTCATGGTCGAGATCGTAGAGGATCATGTGCTGCCTCCGCTTGGCCCATCGATCAGCGCTTTGTAGGCGTCCGCCGGCTCGATGGTGACGTTGGACTGGATAGGCGGGAGATCGGCCGCACCGCCGAGCTGCACCTTGTCGCCCCATTTTTTCGGGTTCCATTTCGCGAGCAGCTTGAGGCGCATCTCTGCTCGGTTCTTCGACCAGGTGACAGACGCGCTGTCGTAGCTGCTGCCGAACTGCGTGACGCTCAGGCTCGGCTCTTGGTCGATGATTTTCAGGATGTCGGCCGCGATCACGTCCTCGCCAACATCTCTCGCGCGCGCGATCCTTGCGGCAAGCTCCGGGTCGGCCTCTGCCCAGTCATAGAACGTGCGCAAGCCAACGCCTAGCTCTCTGCACATCTGCGCAAGCGGAGTGCCATCGGCGACGCCATCGACAATCGCCACCTTCAGCGCATCAGGGTTCGGAATCTTCTTCGGCATAGTTGCGTAATTTACAACGCT